GCGCTGGCCGTGGTAAGATCCCTTCGGAGGTGCGCGACGCCGCGCGCCGCGCCGAGAACAAATACGGCATTCCCGCGTCGGTCACGACCGCGCAGTGGGCGCTTGAGAGTAGCTACGGCAAGCAGATGCCCAAAGGCAGCAACAACCCATTTGGCATCAAGGCTCGGGCGGGCCAGGACTTCGTGGAGACCACGACCCATGAGCAAGGCCGGCACGGCCTCTACAAGACGACCGCCAAGTTCGCCAAGTTCGCCAACCTCGACGAGGCGTTCGAGGCGCACGCCAAGCTGATCGCCACCGCTTCCGTCTACAAGAAGGCCATGGCCCGGACCTGGGACACGACCCTGTTCACCAAAGAGCTTTCCAAGAAATACGCAACCGATCCGCGCTACGCTCAGAAGCTGCTCGCGTTCATTCATCAGGATGGAGCTGGTCGTGGCTGAACCGCTTGACATGGAAGGGTCCGTTCCGAAGGACAAGGATCGCAATGAACTGATCGTGGAGCGCGTGCTCCGTGAGTTCGGGGAGGCGCAGCAATGGCGTGCAACAACCGCGCAGCATTGGGAAGAGGTCGCCGAATTGATCTTGCCGACCTCAAGGAACACATTCTACTACGGCTCCTACAACTGGCCGGGCCAGAAGAAGACCGACCGCCAGATCGACGCGACGGGGATGCTCGCGCTTTCGCGGTTCACTGCCATCTGCGACAGCTTGCTGACGCCGCGCAACATGTTCTGGCATGGCCTCGAGGCCGAGCAGGACTACCTGATGAAGGATCGACAAGTCCGTGAATATTTCGAGACTGCTACCAAAATTCTCTTCAAGCTTCGCTATGCGCCAACTGCAAACTTTGCCGGTCAGAACCATGCTGTCTTCGAGAACCTTGGGGCCTTCGGCAATGGTGCTATGTTTGTGGATCGGTTTGATGATCCTGCGGTATACGGCGTGCGCTACAAGTGCATTCCTGTGGGCGAGCTCTTCTTCAAGGAGAACCACCAGGGCCTCGTCGACGGCTTCATCCGATGGATCCGCCTCACCGCGCGCCAGGCCAAGCAGCGCTGGCCCGAGACCTTCCCCGAGGAGCTGAAGCCCGCTCTCGAGAAGGGCTCCGAGAGCATGTTCGACTTCCTCCATTACGTCGCGCCGCGGACTGACGACTATGACCCGATCAAGCTCGATTGGCGGGGCATGAAGTTCCAGTCGGTCTACGTCTCGATCCAAGGAAAGTGTCTGCTCCAAGAAGGAGGATATAAATCCTTCCCTCTTACCGCCGCGCGGTATGTGCAGACCCCCGGTGAAGTCTACGGTCGGTCGCCCGCCATGATGGTGTTGCCCTCCCTTAAGACGCTGAATGCTCAGAAAGCGACATTTCTGAAGCAAGGGCACAGAGCCGCTGACCCGGTCTTGCTAACCGGTGATGACGGGATCGTAGACTTCTCAATGCGTCCAGGTGCCCTGAACAAGGGCGCTATGACCCCGGACGGCAAGCCGCTGATCAGCGTGCTGCCTCACGGGGATATCCAGATCTCGAAGGAGATGATGGCCGACGAGAAGTCGATCATCAACGACGCGTTCCTCGTGACGCTCTTCCAGATCCTGACCGAAACCCCGCAGATGACCGCGACCGAAGTGATCGAGAGGACAAATGAAAAAGGAATTCTCCTGGCTCCAACGATTGGGCGTCAGCAGTCTGAATATCTTGGCCCACTTATTGACCGAGAGCTTGATCTTTGTTCTCAGATGCGTCTTCTCCCCCCGATGCCCGCGGCACTCTTGGAGGCTCGCGGCGGCTATAACGCTTGCTATACCTCTCCTATCTCTCGCGCGATGCGTGCGCAGGAAGCAGCGGGCTTTATGCGGGTTATCGAGAATTTGAAGGAGATCGTGGCGGTGACGCAGGATGTGTCCATCTTCGACCCGCTGAACTTCGACCGGGCGGTCCCGGCGATCGCGGACATCCAGGCGGTGCCCGTGAGCTGGATGTCGACTGACAAAGAGATCGGCGAGAAGCGCAAGGGCCGCGCCGCGCAGCAACAGCGCGCCGAGCAGATCCAGGCCATGCCAGCGCAGGCCGCAATGATCAGTGCGCAGTCCAAGGCGCAGGGCGGGCAACCGCAGCAGGGTGGCGGCCAGCCCCCAGGTGCGCAGCCGCAAGGAGTGCCGGGCCAATGAGCAATGAAAAATGGGTCGCCCAACGGGACCGCCTCGCGCGTCGTAAAAGGGCCTATCAGCTTGCTTTCCAAAACCCAGCCCAGAACGCCGTTCTCATCGATCTCGCGAAGTTTTGCCGCGCGAACGAGACCACCTTCCACGCCGACCCGCGCCTCCACGCTGCATTGGAGGGACGACGCGAGGTGTTCCTACGCATCATGCAGCACATCAATCTAGCCCCCAATCAACTGATGGCCCTCTACGGAGCGCCCATGCCAGGAGTAGACAACGATGGTTGACGCCCCAGTAGTCCCCGCCGCGCCGGTAGTCCCGGCCGCACCCGTGATCCCCGCCAAGTGGTGGGAAGGCAAAGCCGACGCCATCACTGTCGGCTACATCCAGAACCGCGGCCTGCACGACAAGACCCCCGAGGAAGTCGCCCTGACGACCGTCAAGGCGCACATGGAAGCCGAGAAGTTCATCGGCGCGCCGGCGGACCAGCTCATCCGTCTCCCCAAGGACCAGGCCGATCAAGCCGCCTGGCAGGCGGTCTACGAGAAGCTCGGTGCCCTGAAGGACGGGGAGCGCCCCGACTTCACGAACATCAAGACGCCGGACGGGAAAGAGATCCCGAAGGACGTGCAAGACCTGGCGGTCGCGCTCGGCTACCGGACGCGCCTGAACAAGGAGAGCGCTATACTCCTGGCGCAGGAATTCCAGAAATTCGTGAATTCCGACGTGGCGAAGTTCGGCACGGAGCTTCAGGGCAAGCTCGCCCTGCAGAAGGAAGCGCTGGCCAAGAGCTGGGGCAACAACGCGCCCGGCAACCAGATCGTCGCGGAGAACGCCATGCGCGCGCTCGGCGTCGACAAGGAGACCCAGACGGCCGCCGAGAAGCTGCTCGGCTACGACAAGGTGATGGAGATGTTCCGCGGCATCGGCACGAAGCTCGGCGAGGACAAGTTCATCTCAAACGCGCAGGGTAGTGGGCTTCCCGCGATGCGCACGCGCGAGCAGATTACGCAGCGCATCCAGGAGATGAAGAACGACAAGGCTTGGGTTGATCGCTACACCAGCGGCGGCACGGGCTCGCCGGAGATGAAGGAGCTGCTGACCCTGCAGAAGATGCTGCTCGCGCCGGTCGCGTAAGGAACCGCGATCGGGGATCCGCGTTCTCTCCTCATCTGCAAGAGGAGAGAACAATGAAAAATCTGTTGATCACGGCGGCAGCGCTCGCGCTGTCGATTGCCCCAGCCATGGCCCATGAGGTTCGTGGCGGCGAAGGTTTCCATGGAGGGTCGCCGGGTATCCACCTCCGCGCAGGCGGCGAGGGGATCCACCTCGGTGTCGGGATGGGCGAGCGCGAGCACCGTCATTGGGGCCAGCGCCGGCTCTACGAGGCCACGCCCCCGTGTCTGCCCTACAATCCCCAGGATCCAAACTGGTGCTACGACTGACACCAGCTTGACACGCACCGTCAGTGTGCGTAGTATCCGCACACTGACGTAAGTCTTGCGCCCCCGAAAGGATACGGCCGCGACGTAAGTCTCGACCCATTCTTCCATTCGGAGGGCCCAATGGCCAGTTCGTTCGACGCGGGTCTCATCCCGCTCTACACCACGCAGTTCTCGACCAACGTCGAATTGCTGCTCCAGCAAAAGGGCTCGATGCTCCGCGGACGTGTCCGTGAGGGCGCCCATGTTGGCAAGATGGCTTCGCCTGTGAACCAGGTCGGCCCAGTCTCGCTGAAGGCCCCCGCTGGCCGCTTCGCCCCGCTCCCCCGCATGGACGCTGCTTATGTCCGTCGTTGGGTGTTCCCGCAAGAGGGTGAACTTCCCCAATTGGTCGACAGCTTCGACGAGCTTGAGACCGTCGTCGATCCGAAGTCCGCCCTCGTCGAGAGCGCTGCGAATGCAGTTGCCCGCGCATGGGACGACAGCATCATCTACAACGCGACCGCCGCTGCCCTCCTCGGCAACGATGCGTCTGCGCTGACCACTGAGACCTTCAACACCACCAACTTCCAGATCGCGTCGACCTTCGGGTCCGCCGCGGCTTCGGGCTTGACGGTGCAGAAGCTCATCGAGACCAAGCGGATCCTCCGCCACTACCACAACGAACTTGAGAGCGACGGGCTCACCCTCGTCATCGGCTCGCAGCAAGAGAGCGATCTCTTGAACCAGGTTCAGGTCGTGTCGACGGAGTTCAACGATCGCGCAGTCCTCGCCGATGGCCGCCTCAAGCGCTTCCTCGGCTTCGACATCGTGATGTCCGAGCGTCTCCCCCAGACGACCGTTGGCTCTGTCCGCGGCGTGCTGGCCTTCGTGAAGTCCGGTCTCTACCTGGGCCTCTGGAAGGACATGAACCACCGCATCTCGATCCGTGAGGATCTCTCCAGCCAACCGTGGCAGATCTACACGTCCGCCATGTATGGCTGCACCAGAACGCAACCCGGCAAGGTCATCCAGATCCTTTGTGCCGACACCAGCGGAGCGGACATCACCCCGTAATCGGGTGATGGCTCCATAGGAGACTGAAATGACGCAAGAGATCCTTCTCTCCCCGGCAATCACCAACCTGAACACGTTTCCGGTTGTGCCGAACACCGCTGGCGAAGGCGGCCCGGGCATTCTCCGCCGGGTCGTTGACACCGTCACCACGACCGCGGTTGGCATGGCCACGATTGGCTCGGCCTACCGCCTCTGCCGCTTCCCGACTGGCGCCCGCATTCAGGGCTTCCGGGTCGACCTCGGCATCGTGGACAGCGGCGGCGCGACCGCAGTGTTCGACTTCAACGTGGCGTTCTCGGACAGCTTGACCCAGGACGGCACCCCCTCGATCTACCTGCCGACCGACAACACGACCACGAACGAGACCGCCTCGCTCTGTATCCCGAAGACGACCCAGGCCGGCGGCACGCCGACCTCCGTCACCACCTACTCGACCCCGAACTTGATGTTCGGCCAGATCACCGTTGGCAACAACGCTGTCAAGCTGAACAACGACCAGCTCTTCGCCGGTTCGTATGCGGCTGGCACGACTGCCGGCACGATCAAGGCAGCGTGGCGCTTTGGTGGCCCGAACTATCCGATGTGGGCCATGCTCGGCTACCTCGTCGATCCAGGTGGGTATTTCGACATTCTCGCGTATCTCTCCACCGCTGCCACGACTGGCGCGGCCGGGCAGATCCACGGGCAGCTCGACTTCATCTACTGAGGCGCGCAGATGGCGAACCAATACTACGGCGTCAACAAAGGCGTCGACATGGTCTCTTACGTCACGGTTGGCACCTCGTCGACCGCGACAACTGACTGCGAAGTTCGTGTGCTCTCCACGCACTCGATGACGCGGTTGGACGTGATTAAAGCTTTGGATGTGATCAGGAAATACATCCTTTCGAACGGTTGCGATGGCTCTGACCCTTCCGGGTGGAACCTCGGAACTGATCTTCCAGTGTTGTAAGGAGCTACCGCTGTGGCGCAGAACATGAACGTCATCAACCAAGTGGGTGTCACCCAAGACCCCTCGACGTTGAACTATGGCTCGGGCACCTCCAGCCAGATCACCTTGGACAACCAGGGCTCGCAGCTCGCGTCGGAACTCCACGGCAAGTTCTACCAGGCCTCGGTTCGCGGCAACGCGTTCTCCTTCCGCACGGCGGAAGCGGGCGTCACGATCCCGATCGTGTCCGCCACAGCCGGCGTCTACATGATCACCAACCCGGTTGGCTCGGGCAAGGTGCTCGAACTCATCCGCTTCGTTATCGGCCTCACGACCGCCACGGAAGTGGTCGGCGTCATCGGGTTCGGCATCCAGCCGACTTCCGCTGCCACGACCTACACGACCGCTGGTGTCCTCGCCAACAACCTCCACGGTGCGGGCAAGCAGTCGGTCGCCACGGTGTGGACCTCCGTCACCCAGACCGCTGTCGCGGCCACGGGCGGCCTGTTCAAGCCCCTCGTCTCGGTTCCTGCGGTCACCGGCAACACCCCGTTCGCCCTCGAATACGACTTCGATGGCACCTGGCTCATCCCGCCCGGCTGGCAGATCACTCTGCTTTCCAACCCGGCCGCGCAGTCCGCCGCGACGGTTGTCGACACGCTCTGGGCTGAATGGCCCTACCCGCTGAACTAAGAATTGGCCGATAAGGAGCCGTAATGGGACGCAGGATCTATACCGCCGCGATGCCCTCGGTTGCCATTGGCACCGCGGTGCAGGACATCTTCAGCATCTTCATGGGTGCGACGAAGGGTATGCAGCTCCACCACATCCATCTTGACGCCTCGGGCATCTCGTCCGCGGCGCAGATCTACATGCGCCTCAAGAGGGGCACTGCCACCAACACGCAGGGCTCGGGCGGTTCCGTCC